CTAGAACCTGCCATCTGGACCAGCATCAAGGCGCTGCGCGGTCAGGTGTTCCGGATCGAATCACTGTTGCCAAGCTACGGGGCGCTGTACGACAAGCTGCCGATCAGCGCCTACGTCTGGAAAGAAGACCACGGCGACTTGCCTATCGACACGCTGCAACTGTGGGACTGCATGGGCTACCGCTTTACCGTGTGCGAGAAGATCGGTTTGCGTAACTTGGGCGTAAAGTTTTTGGGCAAGGACAAGCAGTGGCACCACGGGCGCTACCTGTTCACGGTGGACTTCTGCGCTGACGGCATGGACGCCGACACGGGTTTTACTGAGCAGGCCGAGGAGCACAAGAGCTTTAACTTCATCCGGCTGGAGAACGGCCAGTTCGCCACGCAGCCTAACAACCGCTGCCTTTGGTACGACCAGAGCCTGATCCCTGCTGAGGTTAAGTTCCCAGACTTTCAAGCAGCTAAAGATTTTTACACCGTTGACGGCACACGCAAGTGGTCTGCTGGCGACGATTGGTTTTACGACATACAGGAGCGAACATGACACAAGATGACATCATCCGAGCAAGGGGTGAGAGATGAATAAACCAACAGGTGGACCGGCGTTCCCGACGGGGACGGCATATCAAGGTATGACGCTGCGCGATTATTTTGCGGCGAAGGCGATGCAGGGTGTGCTTGCGGGTCTTGATAGAGATGCTCGTCGATTTATGGAATGCCAAGAAGAGCCGATAAAAACACTAGCAGAGGCAAGCTGGTCAATGGCAGACGCCATGCTGAAAGTAAGAGGTGAGAGATGAAACCCAAGTTCACGCGCATGATCGACGGAATCCCAACAATGACGGTGACGGAGCATGAGCATATCGTCGGTCAGCTGATGACCATCATCGAGGAGATGGTGCAAGGCGCAGATCCAGACTGCGGCGATCCGACTTGCCTCGATTGCGAGGTGTGGCGACCTGCGTGGAGAGCGATTGCGGAACTGAAGGAGAAAGCATGAGCATTGAAGCAATGAAGCAGGCGGTGCGTGTGATGGGTTTAATTGGGGCTGATCTAATTTGTGAAGTCGCTCATCACGAAAAGAAAGATCGTCACGAACTCGGAGAACCATGTCCTGTTAAGCAACGCTTTCATGAAGCGTTTGAAACCCTCCGCACCGCCATCGAGCAGGCAGAGCAGGGGCAATGGGATGCCATACCTGACGCCTTTAATGAATGGTGGGATGCCGATTACGACGACAGCACCAACCCGTTCAGGCTAAACAGCCCGGCTTATTGGGCGTGGTCTGGTTGGTCTGCGGCAAACAAGGAGAAGAACAGATGAGCATGTGTTCGGAGTGCGGGACATGGGATACCCGCACGACTGCAACAAGAAGAGACACTCGGTTTAACTGGACATGGCGGCGCAAGCGCTGTAACGAGTGCGATCATCGCTGGGAGACGTACGAGATTCCTACCGATTGTATGGCCGAACCCAGCACATGGGCGAACGAAGACGGGAGACTAATAAAGTGAGCCTGAAGATCCAGAACTATGTCGCGCTGCTGGCGCACTTGACAGAAGGCGCAGTGAGCGCACAAGACCTTGCAGACTTGACTGGGCTACACCTTGAGACGACGCGAGATTTCTTGAAAGAAATGCACAAGCGCAAGCTGGTACACATCGCGCAGTGGGACACAAAACTCAACCGGCGCATCAAGTTGCCCATGTACAAACTAGGAGAAGGCGGTGACAAACCCAGACCCCCAAGATTGTCTAGCGCAGAGACCACAAAGCGCTACAAGGAGCGGCAGAAGCTCAGAGCGCAGTTCGATCCCTTCTACGCCCTGTGCCGCCCTGTGGCCGTTTCCCGAGAAGCTGATCGTGTGTGACGCCTACCGGCCCAGCAAACGCGCGCTTCGAGAGGAGGCGCTCGACGACGGAGACCCGCCGTGGTAGACCCTGACTGGACGCCAGAGGAAGAGAACGCTTGGCGCGAGCTTGAGCGGCGCTGCCCGACAGCAGCACAGACGCTAGCCGCCGCCAAGCGTACGAACGTAGGCTACGTCTACCTGTGCCAGTTCTGTGGCGAGCATCACATTACTGAGCTAGCATCTGAAGCGCGGAACGTCTTACGTCCGTGACGCGGCGCCCCCACCCGCGCCCAAAGGTTGGCCAAGTCGGTAGCTCTTGCAGCCACGCGAGCCGCGCGGCGCAGTAGGTGTCGATCACTTGCCGAGGGTCGGCCTCACGGACGGCAGCGAGCGTGCGCAGCCCAATGATGCCGTCTGGCGTAGCGCCAACCGCTTCCTGCAAGAACTTGGCGGCGCGGCCTGGCCCACTGTTGATGGCGGTGTCGAACACGCAGTAGTCGATACCCGCAGGCAGGTCGTCACCCCGCACCTTGTGCCAGTACTTCTCACGGTAGAGCGGCGCCACGTCCTCGGGCGTCAGATCTTTGATCGCTTGCACATCGACCGGGTGACCGCACCATTCTTCCCAGACTGCCTTCGTGCAACCCAAGTTAGTAGCGCCGCCGGGATCAGCCGGGTGATCGACGAATTTTCCCTCGTGCTCAAGCACATGCTTCAGGCATTCTTCAAAGCTCATTTCTTCGCCCTCATGTCAATGATCTTTTCCAGTGTTCTGCCGCCAAAATAGAAGCTCATGATGAGCATCCCCCATTGACCGAGCAGCTGGACGTAAGACTCGTTTGTGTCTTTGCCGAACGCGCTCATCATTGCGAAGGTGAAGTACCCAGCGAGGATGAAGATCAGCGTCATCGGCCTGATATTCTTCGACAGCCAAGAGTCCGACCGCATATCGGCAGCATGACGATCAGTCAGGTTCTGCTGCTCTGCCTTAAACAGTTCCGTTTCATTCGCCATCTTCGCCAGTTCGCCGTTCTGCTGGAGCAGCGCAAGCTCGGCCTGGGCTTTTGCTTTTGCCTCCGGGTCAGGAACAACCTTGTCAAGGATCTTGGTTGCGAACGGAAGTAGTGCTGTCAACGCTGGAAGCATTGCGCTTCTCCAATGCTGTAGATAAAGACTTGCGACCAACGACACCACCGATTGCGCCGATGCACAGCAGCATGATGTCTTTCAGGATTGCGAGAAAAGCCTCGTCGATTGGGCTGATGCGCTCCATGTCATGCTCGACGAACAACACCCCGCCGAGGATGGTCAGCACCGAAACAACCAGGATGCCCATCAGCGACAGAGTGATTGCTGCCCACACCCTGACCTCGATCTGATCGTTGCTCATTTGCTCTGCTCTAGCACGAAGTCAATGATGTGGTACATGATCAGCCCGCCGGTAAACAGGATCATTGAGATGAAGGCATAGTCGGTCACCATCCTGATCAGCTTCTTGCGTCTGCGGATCTGCCCATAGACCTGCTTCTCGCGCTTCTCTTTGATGCTTCTCCGCATCATGATGAACTCGTTGTAGCCCTCTTTCCCCAGCCACCACAATTCACCCAATGTGAACATGTGCCGGATCTCTTCTTCCATCTGCTGGATCTTGATCTTCGCAGCGTAGGCATCGAACGCCTCGGCTGTCGCAGACTTGCTGAAGACCAGCTTCTTGAAGAGCGGCGGTGGCTTGTTCGCGTTCTCTTCCTCGGTACTCATCCACTCTTGAAGATCAGCGACCGCGCCAGCCCACTTGCCAAGCTGCGAGAACACATCCTCGGCCTCGCGCCCGACCTCGACCGCAGACTTCAGACCGTTGAAGACAGCCGTTGCGGTGGCCAGCAGCGAGATCGGATCTAGCATTACTACACTTTCACAACTAGACTGATCAACAGCAGGATGATAGCGCCGGCGCTGCCGACCAGGATATGCTCCAGCCGCTTGAGGCGGGCGTTGATGCCCTCGTAGCGCACCGCGCAAACTTCTTCGTGCGTCATCAGTTTGGCCTCTACTTCGTTGATCGTACCCATCAAAAGACTCCTGTCAATCTTCACCGGCCATGATGGCGCCGCCTGCGGTAACCGACGCCGTGGCCGCAGGCATCCAAGACTTGTCGTTGGACAGTGCCCGGATAACCCGATTACGCTGCGAGGGCGGAACATTTTCCAAGACTTTCAGCAGGTCCGCGTTGGTGCGGACAGCGTTCATTACCACGTCCATCGTTTTGGTGTCGACCTTGTCTGCCAAGATGTCCAGCAAGCGATTGCCAGCGGTCACCTTGGGATCGAAGAACGAAGGCAGTTTGAACAACCCTTTGTTCTCTTTCA